TATGTTTTTAATGCTTTACTTCTTTATATATATGCTCTTTTACTTCTTTATGCTTTTAATGCTTTACACTTCTTTAATCTTTATAACGTCTTTAAAATCTTTACCCTTCTTTAATCTTTAAAACAAACATATGCTTTTACTTCTTTATAAGGCTTTTGTACTACCACATTCGCTTATCAATGCTTTTACTTCACAACCGATATGCGCTTTTCTTCTTTACCGATATGCTTTCACATTGCCTTATATGCTTTACTTCTTTATATGCTCAAAGGCTTTACACTTCTTTATGCTTTATATGCTTTAAGGGGTATATGCTCAAGTACTTTATGCATTGAGGTACTTATAAGCACAAAAGATTTATGTGAATTTAAGAAGGATAATAAAAGAAGTCAAGGATAAGCAAAGAAGCACATAAAAAGCAAGAAAAGGTACTTAAAGTCTTAAAAGCAATAAAGAATCATTTATAAGCATGAAAGGCAATAAAAAGTTGGCAAAGTGCGTAAATGTACTGTAATGCACCGTAATAAACAATTTTATACAAGAAATCATGTAAACGCTTGACAAAAGCAGAAAACGTGCATACAATAGCAAATGTAGAATGGTGCAATTTTATATACTTGAAAAAGCAATCAAAATATTTTTGGGCATAAAAATTGTGGCGATACAGAAGAATGTCAAAAGAAAGAGTGGTGCTATCAAAATGGGTAATAACAATTATAAAGCACCAAACATTGACGATATGTTCGTAAAATCGTTGATTGAGCAACGTGATAAGGCATTACAAGACGATTATAAGAANATTAACCAATACTTGTATGGNATTGGGTATTATAACCTTGAATATGCTGATCGTGTAAAATATTTAACTGAACCTGATGGCTTGGTACTCATTGAAAACGCTTCATCTAAAAAGATAAGTTTCCCAATGTTNTCAAGCCTTTTTTCTATGACNCAAAAGCAATTTTATGACCTTATGCGTGAAACACCTGAAATCTTTGATGCTATCGAACGTGGGAGAAGTAAAAGCGTTGATGAAATCGAATTAGCATTAGAAAAGATTGCGAAAGGTTATACCGTATGGGAACGCTATGAACAAAAATCAACGGATGCACGTGGGCGTGAGATGGTACAAGAAAGTAAACGTGAACGGCATTTTCAACCAAATTATCTTGCAAATAGATACTTGCTAGAAACAAGACGCAAGTTAGAATATGAACGTGAAAAAACGGAAATGGAAATGGAACGCAACAAAGTCAACCTTGAAATCGTTATTGTTGGCGAAGATGAAATTGTTGTGGAATAAACCATTATGTATGAGAAGAAAGAGAAGAAACGCTTATATCGCATAAAACGGTTTTCGCCTATGTGGTTATCTAATGACGAATTAGAATCACAATACGGTAGACGTATCTATAACTTCGTGAACATAAGTGGCCGTTTGGGTGGTAAAACATTCAATATGGTGCAGTTGATAGGCATTACATCATTAGAACGCCCTGACTTCGATATTGTGGTATTACGTGCCAACTCAAGCCAATTAAAACAATCCGTATTCCTGGAATTGAAGAAATGGTATTGGGATACATTACCAAATCATTTGTTTGCTAAAATGAAGTTTAGGTCAAGTCCACCATTAAGCATCACAACATCAACAGGCAACGAAATCTTGTTCGGTGGTGTTGGTCTTGGCTCAAAGAGTGGTGCAAACCAATCACGTGGTAAAACAAGTGAACGTAAATTGTCGCTTATTGTCGTAGAAGAAACACAAGAGATATTTAGTGGAAGTGCAGATGGGAAAGAGTTATTGCAACAAGCGATAGCAACGTATGTGCGGTTTCTTGATGATAAGAATGGTAAGATTGTCTATCTTGGTAATAGAGATAGAAACGTAAATGGTAAGTTTAATGTATGGTGTCGTGAAAAAGAGAAAGATGATACCTTTATGACAATAGAAACAAATTGGCATGATATTGAGCCATTGTTGAATGAAGCAACAACACGTATGATTGCACAAGAAAAGGAATTGAATCCTAATAATTACAAGTATATGTATCTTGGTATCCCTGTCGGTGGAAATGAACTTGTATATGGTGCTTTTACATCACAAGTACACGTAATGCCAAAAAAAGGTAATAGCACCGAAATCTTTATTGATACAAACACAGGCAAAGAATATTCGTTTACACGTGAGTATTTGCTACGTAATTGCAAGCGTGTGTATATTGGTGTAGATGGTTCAACGACAAAAGATAAGTGTGTGTTTATGCCAATTTTTCATTTTAATGATACAAAATTGATTTGTAAGTTAGGCGATACCATAGAACACGATCCAAAGAAGAATGGTCCATTAACAAACCATACGTTGGTAAACGCACATATACGGAAATGGTTGCAAGAATTGATTACTAAATATTCGTTGCAATATACCGAAAAAGTATTTGTTGTAGATGGTGCTAACGTTGATTTGATACTCAATCTTCAATATCAATTTGGTGGGTATTGTAGAGTTGTTAAGTTTACCAAAAAAGACTTGGTAGAAACAAGCGATAAAGTAAATGACGCTTTTTCAAATAAGACGTTGTTGCTTACAGATGAATCGTGGTTTGAATTGCTTACAAATATGGAAATTATACCGTTTACTTTATACAATGAACTTGAAACAGTATGTTGGCGTGAGGATGATAATACAAAGTTTAACCCTTCCGTACCAAATGATAAAACTGACGCTATTCGTTACCCTGTGGCATACCACGCAAATCCGTACCAATTAGATGATTTTAGCAAAGGAAGTGAAACCAAGTGAACATTATAGACCAAAATAAGCAAACTATGCAACAAGTCGGTAAGATCTCCTCGCTAAATCCACAATTAACTTATTCATATATCGTACGTGATACATTCTATCAATTAGTGCCAACGGAGTTTAAGCAATATTACTTTAATAACATTCGTTTAATGCTTAATTGGTATCAAGGATATGTGCCAGAGTTTCACGATCCACGCAACGGTATATTTTCAACGAGAATTGCTAATAGTATCATAAAAGAAATCACAAAATTGATTGTTGGCGGTAAAGTGTTCTTTGCTAATAAATATCGTGAGAAGAACCCAAAAAACTTGGTAAACCCAACATTAGAAAATTGGCATAAATGGGTTGAACAATACGACTTTCAAGAGTTTGTTAAAAAGTTAGTCGAATATACAAGTGCTGGTGGAACTTCAGCGATTGTAGCAACAATTAACAATGAACGTGATTTGTTTCCAAGAGTATTTAGAATCGACCAATTCTTTCATACAAGTGATTTTAGTGGCAAAGTATTGGCTTTCAAAGGTTTCATCAAGTCATATACGGCTGAAGTCGATAATGGGAATGGTAGAACAAAAGATACACGATTCTATTATTTACTCGAAGAACGTTATTATAACGAAAATGACAAGCCTGTAATGAAAATTAACGTGAAACAAGGTAGTACTTCCGTAGTTTCTGCACAAAGTTTTGATATAAACAGTTCAAGCGATTGTGTATGGGAACAATTACCAAAAGGTATTCGTAGCAAAATTAAGCGTGATTATGGTAATTCTATAAGAATTGGGCAAGAAATACCTATTACATTGAAAGATTTAGGTGTAATTATTGCTAAATATACATCCGCAAACACGATTCCTGAAGTAGATTTAGGCGAAAGTGCTATTGCAAACGTAATTTCATTGATGGTTGGCTACGAACAAGCATACGCTGAAATGATTACTGACCTATATTTGGCACGTGGTAAGGTGTTATTGCCACAGCAAATGAATAACCCACAAGATCCAAATAATTCATATTACAGCGATTTAGACGGTATGTTGTTTACTAAAATGCCTTATATGGGCGAAGCAGAACAAACTCCGATATCAATTCAATTTGAATTAAGGGCTGAAGAATGGGTTAGAGTACGTAATAATTTCGTTGAAACGATAGCGAGCCAAATTGGTGTAAGTGGTAGTGATTTGTTCTCGTTCTTAAAAGATGCAAGTGGAAGTTCTAAAACCGCCACACAAATTGCAAGCGAAGCACAAAAAACCATCTCTTATATCGAAGAAAAGCGTACATTATTTTCACAATATATCAATCGTTTTATTAACCTTTGGAAAGATTATTACAACGTTGATGATGACTTTGGCGTTAAGTTTAGTTCTCAAAACCACGTAAATATGCTCGTAACAACCGAACAAGTTAGAGTAATGCACGAAGTTGGCTTCGACTACTTCACAATATTCAGCAAGTTCTTTACGGATTTAGATGACGCACAAATCCTTGAAATGGTTGAAAGAAAGTATGAGCAAGAAAGACGAATGGCTGAAATCAATGCTGAAGTAAATGTAAAAGCGTTTGATAAGTCGCAAGTCTTGAGTGAGAACAAGCAAGAAAACCCAGAAAATGACGAAGTTGAGTTAGAAGAATGAAAAACGCATTACAGTTGCGTGAAGAATATCACAACCGATTAAGTGCGTTGCAATATAAGCGTAGAAAGAACAAACGTGATTTTGTGATACTTGCGTTGCTTATGGTTTACTTTATGGAATACTTTGTCAATAATGCTACTGCAATCATGTATCTACGTGCGCCATTCATTTTGAAGATTAAGAACATAGATAATTCACGAGCCGTTGTAAACGCTATTGATGAAGCATTAAATGGGCGTGGTAGGTTGGAAGAAAGCATAAAAGAGTTCGTAAAAATCAACGGAAACGTGATTGATACTTACACACCTATTATACCACAAAATGGCACAAAAATCATTAGCAAGGGCGAAAGTGGGCGCTTGAAAGAATTAGAAGAACAAGCGACTTATACCGAAAAAAACAATGAAATCTCACACAATGTAAACGAACAAATGCTTATGAAGAAACGCAAGCAGTGGAACACACAACGTGATAGCAAAGTGCGTAAAACAACGTTTCATCAAGCGATTGATCGTGAAACTGTACCAATAACCGATTATTTTCAAGTAGGAATATACAAAGCACAATTTCCTGCCGATTCAAGTTTACCGCCATTCGATAGATATGGTTGTAGATGTTATCTAACGTATTTCAACTAAAAATGAGATTAAAATGGAAGAATATCAAGTAAGAATGGTGCAAGAAACAAAAGAACTTGCAACAAAATTAAATAAACTTAATCTTTACATGAGTACACGACATTTTTATCTTCTACCAAGTGATAAGAAAGATTTATTATACGAACAATCACGTGTAATGAGCCAATATCTACAAATACTTGGTAAAAGATTAGAATTGGAAAACGCAGTAATAGACGAATCGTTTTGGTAAAAACTGATATATCGCACAAAAGTGCTTTATATAAAACCCATCAACAAAGCCGATTACTTGCGAAAGTTCAAAGGATAAGTAGCAAGAGAAGAATCCGTTTTAAGATGGCTCACCTTAAAGGGGGTGGAACACGTGTTTGGAATATTCAAAAAAAGGGGGAAGCAAAATATGCTTACCAAAGAGCAAGTGTTAGCGATGACAGCGGAACAAAAAGCCGAACTGTTGAGTTTGCTAAATGAGAAAGAAGAAACTGTTGTTGAGGAACTTGAAACCGTACAAACGGAAGATACTCAAACAGAAGTAATCGAAGCCAAAGAAGATGTTGTAGAAGTTGTGGTTGAAGAAGCGAAAACCGTAGAAGAAACCATTAACCAAATGTTGGAATTGGTAAAAGTGCGTGAAGAATACGAAGTTAAGTTGCAAGAACGTGATACGAAATTAAGTGCTACGCTTGATGAACTAAAATCGACATTTACGCAACAAATCGAAAAAGTGGTTCAAGAATCAACGCAAACGATTAAAGCATTACAGGAACAAGTTGCTGAATTGAAAAGGACAAGTCCTATGCCGTTTATGCAACCAAAAGCAAATGAAACAACAGTTACGAAAGAAGCGGAGTCACGTGATGACCTTGTTGCTGCCTATCGTTCTGGCTACAAAAATAAAAACATAAACTAAAAAAGGGAGTTGAACAAAATGGCTTTTGAAGATTTTATTGGTTTAGCGGTAAATGATACCGCATTAGAAATTAAAACATCAAACGTTATGTTGCGTTCTTTGATTCAAGACGCATTGTATCGTGACGGAGTAGGAATCACTGAAGTATTTAGTGGTGGTGCTTCAAAGGGTGGCGCAGTTATTCGTGTACCCAAGATTGCAAACTCAACAGGGGAACATCGTGAATTTGGTGCAACTGTAAACGGTAAGTTCTTTAACGCTAACCCAGCCGAAATTGCTGAACTTGGCGAAGAAATCCTTATTTGTAAATATATTTACGACCAAATGGAAGATGTGCCACAAGCACAACACACATTATCTTTAGCAGGTGCATCCGCAGTTGGTATGCGTGCTGAACGTATTGCAAAGAATATCGCAAAATCAATGAATGCTGGAACAATGGCACATCAACTTGAAGCAGTTTTGAATTATGGTATTGAAGAAGTCGAAACCGAAGATGTAATTTATGAATATACCGAAGGAACTGAAGGGGATGCTTTAAAAGCGTTCTTGGATGCTTCAAGCGGACTTGATGATGGCGATGGCGATTACAACGACTTCTTCCCTGTACCTGGTCGTATTGCATTATGCCGCCCACAATTCATCAACGAATTGCGTAGAAAAGGGAACGTTATTGTAAACGGTTCTAACTTTGCACAAGACATTATTCGTACAGGTGCAGTAGATGCAGAAACTGCATTACCAGACATCGTAAACGGCTATCGTGGAACAATCAATGATACTGCAATCTTCTTGGTATCAAAAGCATTGTGGACCAAAGCAGAACAATGGCTTGGTGCTGCCGAAGGTTATTTAGACGGTATTCAAGCAATTTTATGTTCGTCTAATGCAACAGGTCGTGGACACGCTTTTCCAGAACAAACCAAAATCATTGATTCGCCTGATGGCGTTGGGTTGCGGATTCAACCTTTATCAAACTTTGGTGTCAAAGTTTTCTTCCCATTAGGGATTCGTTTGATTAGTGATGGAAGTTTCACTATTGGTTCTACTAAAATTGAAATTGTAGCACCAGGAAGCCAATCATAATTGAGCCTTCACCATTGACATTGACAGTAGCAGGTGACGCTACCGCAGTTGAAACAGTTGACTAACAATTAAATAAATAAGGGCGGCATATCGGCATAAGGTTTGCCGCCTTTATCATATCAAGCGAATGGTAGAAATTGTGGTTCGATTCCACAACGCTTGTAAACCAAAATAAAGGGGAAACTAAAATGTTTAACAAAGAAGAATGGGTACAAATGCAATTAAGAATGAGAAAAGTGCAAGACGATGTATTAACGGAGTATTTTCAAACGCCAGCGGTAGCAAGACATAATTACTTAATGGGGTTAAAAGGCAAAGTATCATCAATTACTGAATTAGAAGATTTTAAGAAACTGCTTGAAAACGAACTTGAAAAGATGAAAAACAAAAAAGATAAGTTTACAAAGATTGAACGTATTGAATATCGCTTTTGTAAGAAGATTTATAATGACGTAGTACTTGGAAAAGGGTTGGAGTTTGATTTTAACAAAGATATGATTTATAACTATGACGACCAAGAGATAACGGTAGAACCGATTACATTTGGCGAACAATAAAGGGGTGTAATTATGCCAAGAGATACGGACCAAATGAAATACAATAATTATCATCATTTGTATGTGTTGACACTTGAACACGCAAAAAATGGTTATGATTATGATTTTATTGCCGAAGAAGGTAGTGAAACGAAAGCAAAGAATCGTTTATTAAGAATATCAAATCGCCTATATGATTATATTTACAACCACAAACGAAGAAATAAAAATATTTGGGAGTGGTTTTTGGCATTTGATGAAGAAGTACGGCCTGTAATTCAACGTGCTTTAGAATGGCAAATGCAGTTTGAATATGAATCTAATGCTTCAAGTTTGCAAAATCAATTAGGCGTAAACTTGTTGAATGGTGTAGTTATTCCGTTAAAAGATTTACGTGGTGATCGTGGTATCTCGCTTGATGCTATCAATGAATTGAAGAACTTTCGTGATGGTATGCTCGTTTACACAGGAAAAGAAATGTATATACCCATTCAGGCGACATTTGACTACGAAGAAATGGGGTATTAACTATGGCAAACATAGGTGCTGGCGAATCGTATGTAGCATACCTTGTGAAACGTGATAATGTAAATGTTGTAGACAGTTTAATCAAAAATGCAGTGGCAAGCCAAGAAAT